GAACATGGCGTGTATTCAAAGATGGAAAAGCAGTGGCAGTAGCAGGTCCTTTCAAGAGCAGAGAAGAGGCTGCGGCTTGGATAAAGAAACAAAAGCAAGGTGTGGCGGAGGCAAATTCACCGGAAGAGTTTCTCAGTCAAATAAGAAAATTAGCCGGCACTAAACAAAAATTTAAGGTTGGTGACTGGGTAGTCATCGACCCCAATGAAACATCGGGGTACGCAAGTAGCGGTATGACAGGCCGAATAACTAACTTATACAACGATGAAGGCGAAAAAATGGCTGAAGTTGCTGTAGGCGGTGCTAGTGGAATACAGAAGAAAATGAAATTAGGAGGTGGTGTCTTCGGTCCCAAGGGTATGGAACTAGACCTAGGGAAAGGAATTCGCAGTGCAGGAACAAAAACTTCGGTCCCGTTATCACTTTTACAAAAATTTGATACAAGTATGGATGAACAAGGTGTGGCGGAAGGTAAGCGTATTCCAAGAAAGCCTGGACAACCAGCCAATAGTAAAAAACATAGTGACTTATACACAGATGAAAATCCTAAAGGCACAATACATGGTTTAAAGTTTGCCACAATAGAAGATGCTAGAAAAAGTGTTAGTAAAATTAGAAACAGTGGTCGTAGCCATGCTCATAAAATTCAAGCAGCAGTAGCTATGGAGCAACGAGCAAAAGCAGCAGGTAAAACTGAAGCAGCCAGTGTTTACAGAAAGTTTATTAACAGTATGAAAAAGAAAACTGATGAATCACAACTTGATGAAGCTTGTTGGAAAGGCTATCATAAAGATGGAATGAAAACCATGTTTGGGAAAGAATATCCAAATTGTGTAAAGAACAAAAAGAAGAACAAAAAGAGTACAAACGAGTATAAAGAATTAGGCAAAAGTGATAATGAAAAAAGAAAGATATTACTTGCCCAAATTAAAAGATTTAAAGATAATGGCATGTTAAGAGCAGCACAAGATGCTATTCAAACATATAAGTTATTATTTCCAACAGAAAAAGTTAGTGAAAGACAAAATTGTCCTGAATGCGGTGGTGCTATGTATGAAGTATCACTAATGAATGAAAAAAAAGATGCTTGTTATTATAAAGTTAAAAGCCGTTATAAAGTATGGCCTAGTGCTTATGCTAGCGGAGCATTAGTAAAATGTCGCAAGAAAGGTGCTAGTAATTGGGGTAACAAGAGTAAGAGTAATGAGGGACAAATTTATAGCACAGGCGGTGGTGCTGGACAATCATATCGTTATTACACTCCTAAAGACAATTTAGGCGAAAGCAATATCATGGCTGGAATACTGGGACAAAAAAAATGAAAAGTAAAGAAATTATAGTTGAATCAGTAAAACCAGTAGATCCTACTTATAGAACTAACCCTGACAAGCCTCGTCAACCACCAACACATTTAAGCCAAACTAAAAAACCTGATCCAGCAGCAAAAATAAGTTTCGCTCATGAGTTAGAAAAGTACAAAAGATTACCTGAAGATAGTGATAAATGTCCACCAGCAACACAAGATATTTCACTCAATCTAAAGAACAGACAAAAAGCTATTGATGAATATGGATATGGGCCACTCAATCCTAGTATGCCTAATTTAAAGTTTTGGATTAAAAAAGCTGAAGAATGGAACCTAGACACTATTGATGAAGCTAAAAGTAGTTTATGTGGTAACTGTGCTGCGTTTGATATAAAAGAAAAAACATTAGATTGTATAGCTAGTGGTATTGGTGGTGACACAGAATCAGCGGAAGATGTAATTGACGCAGGTGAACTTGGTTATTGTAGATTCTTAAAGTTTAAGTGTGCTAGCAAGCGTACTTGTGACGCTTGGGTAACTGGTGGTCCATTAACTGATGAAAAGATTGATGAAGAATTTCACACAGGTGGTAGTAAAGGATTACCCTCACCAACTACTTATGAACAAGAATATAATCAATACAAGAAAAAAGGTAGTTATAGAATTACAGCAATGACTTATGAGGATCAAGCTCAAAAGGATTTGCCAAGCCTTGTTATCAATTTTTATAGAGAGAAACTCCCTAAGTTTAGTAAAAAGCCTGTAGATAATTATGAAGAACTAAGCCAAGAATATTTAAACAAAGTTGATGGTGAGTTTCAAGAGGAACTTGAAAAAATTATACAAGTGGGTAAAAAGAATCCTTATTTACAAGGTGGTATAATTACTACTATAGGCGCACTACTTGCTGGTGGTATATTAAGTTTTGGTAGTAATTATGAATTAAGCCCAACACAAACTAATATTATGTTACAGGGTATATTAAACACTGTGATACCTACTCTAGTTAGTAGAATTAACGGGCGTGATTGGAAAGATACAATTAAGTATACATTAGCAAGTGCTGGTACTGGAGTTGGTATAGCTTCATTAACAGAAAAATGGAGTCAAAAATACAAGAACAGTATAAATTGTAGTAATCCAAAAGGATTCAGTCAGCGTGCCCATTGTCAAGGAAGGAAAAAGAAATGAGAGATTTTAGTTTTTATTGGAATAGAAAAGGATATCCGAGGTAAATTATGTTAGCAGATACACTTAAAACATTATTGGCAACAAGCTATGCTTTTGTAATTAAAGCACAAAATTTTCACTGGAATGTGGAGGGACCAGATTTTCCTGAGTACCACAAGTTCTTAGGAGATTTATATGAAGAAGTGTATGATAACGCTATTGACCAAACGGCTGAGTACATTCGTGTTCTTGGAGCTTATACTCCTGGCAGCATTAGCCGTTTCGCTGAGTTAAGTCAGATACCTGATCAAACAAAAATCCCACGAGCAGAATTAATGTTTGCTGAATTAGAACAAGATAATCAAAAAATTGTTGATATGTTAAAACAAGCCTTTCATGTGGCAGAAGAATCTGATGAACAGGGTATAGCAAACTTTATAGCAGAAAGAATTGATGCTCATGGTAAGCATGGTTGGATGTTACGTAGTATATTAAAGAAAGACCGTGCTTAATGCGTTTTGTAGAGTTTGATCCTAAAGAACAAGTTGATGAGGGCCTTAAAGATTTAGCAGCAGCAGGTCTATTATCATTTGGACTATTAGGTTCACCTACACAAGCACAGCAAGGTGTACTACCACTAGACATAAAACAAAAACAAGCACAGCAACAACAAATAGCACAACTAAAAAAACAGGTAATTAAAAAGCCTGTAGTTAGTAGACCATTTAATGAAATTGAAAAAGTATTAATATCAGTAGCAAAACAATCAGGCATTAAGGGTGTTGAACTAGCACAATTTTTAGCACAAATGGCACATGAGAGTTGGGACTTTAAAAAGATGCGTGAGGTACCACAAGGTAAAGGATACTTTAAAAAGTATGATCCTAAACACGCTCCAAAGACAGCAAAGATATTAGGCAATGTCAAACCAGGCGATGGAGAAAGATTCAAAGGTCGTGGTTTTATACAACTTACTGGGCGTGATAACTATAAAGCAGCAGGTGATTATTTAAATATTGATTTAATTAAAAATCCTGAATTAGCAGCAAAACCTGAAATAGCAGCAAAAATAGCATTATGGTATTGGAACACCAGAGTAAAACCTAATGTAGATAATTGGGCTGATACTAAACAAGTAACTAGAAAGATTAATCCAGCATTAAAAGGTTTAGACGATAGACACGAAAACTTTAGAGAATATCTAACATTATTACAAATAAAATGATTAATGAAGCAAGTCCAAACAATTTTAACGGTAGTATTAGTAATGAACAATTACTAAGCCGTGTTTGGATGAGTAGAAAATTACGAGAAACAAATATACCAATTAATAATTGTATTGTCTTGGGCAGCTGGTATGGGATACTTCCATTTGTATTAAAGAAATTAAACAACATTAAAAAAATATACGCAAACGACATAGATAGTAAATGTATAGAAAAAAGCAAAAAGATTAATCCAACAATAAAACATATAATAGGTGATTGTAATCAACTCAAATATAAAAATATAGACTGTGTTATTAATCCCAGTGTTAATAATATTGTTGATAAGGGTTGGTTTGAAAGTATACCTAAGGGAACATTATGCTTATTACAGACAGAAGACATTGAAGTAGAACATGGCTGCCCAAGCAATAACAAAGAAATGTTAAATCAATACCCATTAAGTAAAATATTATATAGAGGAAAATTAAATACAACTGATGATTTTGAAAACTTTACACGTTATATGATAATAGGAATAAAATAATGAAAACAATAATAACAATATTTGCCTTACTAATAAGTTCAGTTGTATTTGCTCAAAAGACACCGCAAGGTGTAACCTATGATGCTAAAATCGTTAGAGTAAATGACGGAGACACTGTAGTTATAAGTGCTACATTTTTACCTCCCCCATTAAAACCTGAATTAGCAGTAAGAATATTTGGTGTAGATACACCTGAAAAAGGATTTCGTGCTCAATGCCCACAAGAAGATAAGCGTGGTAAAGATGCTACTGCGTTTACTAAAAATTCTGTAGCTAAGTCTACTAAACATCAAGTCATTATATATGGTTGGGATAAGTTTGGTGGCCGTATTCTTGGTGATATGATATTAGATGGGTATAGTTTACGCACACTATTAATTTCAAATAATTATGCTAGAGAATACTACGGAGAAGCTAAACAAAGCTGGTGTTGATACTAGTTGGTATTTTATTGTATACCATATGATATGGTATACATTACTTACATTATCGTTAATCTACTTTGGACTAATAAAAACCCTAGGAGTTTTATTCCTAGGGTTAATTTATTTAGCATATACACAAGGTTAGAATGGTAACCACATCCATATAGCCTGACTAACTATTACTGATCCAACTGCTCCAACAATAGCACTTACCCAAAACATTGGCATACTAACAGCTAATATACTAGCAGTTAATAATACAATCGCTATTTGTAATATACTACCACCCCAAGTAAACCATGGACTACGCTTTTTAGCATCATCACGCTCTGCTTCCAGCAATTTAGCTTTTTCCATAATCTCTTTTTTATCATTATCCATACGCTCTTTTTCAGCCATAAACTTTTCTTTATTAGCTGGGATTTGTGTTTCAACCGCGTTAATTTCATATAATACGCCACGAACATTTTTAGCTTGATACCAGGCCCACATATTATTTGCTTGAATTGTATTGTTTTGTATTTTACTACTATTACTACCGCCAATCATTGTGTTAATAGCTAATAATGCGGCTAAAAATATAATAACGAATCCTGCTTTGTCTTTGATATTTGCCTCTTTTTCACTTCTACTTAGAGGTTTTACTTCTGGTTTATCAGACATTTTAGTCTCCTTCATGATATAGTCATATTTATCTACCCATTTCTTAATAAATACTACAGAAATAAGTCTCTAAAAAATAATAAAACTGAAAGGGATACTTATGAAGAAAATAGCAATATTGTGGGCATTACTCTTAACTACAAATGTAATTGCCCAAACTGCCACAAGTACACAAAGCACAACAGGTGGTACCACTACAAGTAATACAAGTATTATTAATAATGGCACATATGATGGTGGAAGAAGTTTGGTTGATACAAACTCAACTAGTAACAGTACCAGTTCAGTAACTACTAACAACAATAGTATTAGCACAAGCACAGCTACAAGCACAAGTACGGTAAATAGCACTAATACTAATAATAACAATAGTAGTAGCATAAGTACTAATATTAATACTAATAACAATGTACAAAGTGGCACAGCTACTAATATAAACAACAACAACTTATCAGGAAGTGTTACCTATACCAATAATAACAACAATGTAAATAGTGGGACGATGACATATAACAATAATAATGTCAATACTGGGACACTGAATTATAACAACAATAATACTTCAACCAGTACCAGCACTGTCAATAATGTTAATTCAGGAACACAAACATTTAATAATGTTAATACAGGTGATATGACTAATCGTAATATATCCAATGTAACATCAACAAACACAAATAATAATATTAATTCAGGAACACAGACATTTATTAATCAAAGCACAATAGGATCAACAAGTAAAAACGAGAATATCAACACTGGAACAATGACATATAATAACAACAATGTTAGTACAAGTAATAATATTAATAGTGGAACAATGACATATAATAACAACAATGTAAGCACTAGTACAAATAATGTTAATCAAACAGGTGACATGACCAACCGTAACATTAACACGGTAACTAGTACAAATAACAATATTCAAACTGGAGATATGACTAATCGCAATATTAATACGCTAACAAGTACAAACAATAATATACAAACTGGAGACATGACCAATCGTAATATAAGTAATACCACAGCAACATCCACAAACACAAATAATAATATACAAACTGGAGACATGACCAATCGCAATATCAATACCAGTGTAAGTAGTAGTTCAGCGACTAATATTAACAATAATAATAGTCAAAGTGATAATCGTAATGTTAATATTCAAACTGGTGATATGACTAATCGCAATATCAATGATACAACGATTACACAGAAAGTAATACAACCTCCTCCAACAGCGATTGCTCCAAGCATGATGAGCGGTGGTAGTCCTGACTTATGTACAACAGGAGCTAGTGGTGCTGTACAAACACAGTTGTTTGGTATGAGCATGGGTGGCACACAGCGTGATATGAATTGTGAAAGATTAAAACTTAGTAAGACATTATTTGACATGGGCATGAAAGTAGCAGCAGTTGCTACTATGTGTCAGGATCGCAGAGTATTTGATGCTATGATGATGGCAGGCACACCATGTCCATATGAGGGTATGATTGGTGAACAAGCTAAAGAGGGTTGGTTTAAGAACCCAGAGAAAATGCCTAAACCAGTAAAAGACAATGGATAAGAACTATAATTATAAACATACCAAAGGCTTTATAGTCTTTATTTTTGTTACTATACTAATGGCGTTAGTAGCTGTATACGCACAGGTTCCAAATAGCTATACTACCAATTTAATTAACAATACAACAACAGCAAATAATGTAAGCTCAACATGGCAAAACGCAGGTACAATTAATCAGCCAATTACATGTTGGGCACCTGGTGATCCTGGTTATTGTGGACCCAAACCATATGTGAATGCTTGGGAAGGCCCAAACACAATTAATTTTAGTTATGGTATGACTGAAATTTATCAAATGGTCAACATAGGTAAAGCACTTCCCAATAACGGAACAGGATTAGTTAATACAGGATATATTTTTAGTTTTTTAGCAAAAAATGGTAATGGTTGGGATGATGGCAGACAAGATATCTTAAAAGCACAAGTTACATTATATGGTCCAAATAATGTAAAAGTTTTAGAACAACATAGTTATGATTTAAACAGTGTTTTTAATTGGACTAATTTTTCATATAATGTCAATTGGAGCACCACAAAAGTTGGATATCGTGAAAATCAAGTTGGTAATGTAAAATTTGGGTTTTATGGTATGGATAATAATTATTGGGCAGGTCCATATGGACCAGAAGTAACCAATATATCTTTTCAACTAAAGTATAAACCTGATCCTTGTGTTAAAAACCCACTCTTTAGTCCAGAATGTCCTAAATTTCAAGAGGAATTAAATAAAAATTTATCATCCAATTATAATACTGAACCTACATATACAAAAACAGAATTCGAACCTAGCAAATTAGATGACAATCATGATCCAAAAAAAGAATCAAATTTTGCTATGGGCGAAAAAGAAGAGGGTGTATTTGTACATGAAGATGAAAGATTCACTGAACCAACACACAATAGACTAGATAATTTAGAATTCGCATTGACAAAGATATTTGACGCACAAGCCAGACAAGAAGAACAATCATTAGATATAGCTAATACTGCTGTATCAAAAACAGAACAACAAACAAAAGAAGTTGTACGCAATGCTGAACAACGAGTTCGTGAAGTAGTAAATCAACAATTTAGAGATATTGAAAATATAAAACCACAACTATTGACAGAACAAACAAAACAAAATAATACAAGTCTAGAAAGTATTTTTAAAGGACCTGAAAATTCAAGTAGTGTGACACAATTTCAGTTGCAGGGAAATCAAAACACTAGTGTCGTTACAATTTTACAGGACAATAAAATACAGAATAACCAACAAAGAGAACAAACTCAAGTAAGTGTAGTAAGACAAGGGCAACAAATTCAACAGCAAAATAACAATAATAAACAAGATACTGAATTTAAATTTGAACTTAAGAATGAACAATCAAAACAATATGAAACTGTGTTTGGCACAGTTAATAACAATCAAATACTTCCTAGTGTGGCAATATATGCCCCATTACAAAACACTATTGTAAGTCCTCCGAACATACAACAAATTATTACACCAAATATTGAGGTTACTGTTCAACCTGTTATATTGGCACCAAGACCAGAATCTCAAATAAATTTACAATCTACTGTGCCTATTATAGATATTGTTAAACCAAACATAGAACAATTTCAACCAAGTAAGCCCATACAAAATGTTGATATTCCAATAATAGCATCAAACTTTTTAACAAATAAGGCTGATCCACTTAACGAAATCTTAGAACCAAAAACTTTTATTAAAACAGAAAACAAGAATGAAGAAAAAACTCAAACAGTAAAAACTAATGTAGTTGATAATGATGTAGCAGGGAATGTTAGCATACAAACTATTGCTGTATCACCAGTTGGATTTAATCAATACACAAACTTTATATTGCGTGATGTGGCTTTTTACGCACCAAAAGAAATATATCGTGGTCAAAGAACAGTTGATAACAACAGAGCACTTAGAAACTTAGCAAGTGATAGACTTCACCAGGACATGGTGAACCAACAATATAGGAGGTAATATGGAAATAGTCAATACAAATTTTAAATCGTTCACACAGCATTTAAAGCATGTTGCTTTGAGTTTTGCTATGGTTTTTGCGCTTGCGACAGCAGGTCTTTTCAGTGCCGACGCCGAAGCGAGCAAACGTCTAGGGTCAGGTGGCTCCTTGGGGAAGCAATCCTCGATTGCCACTCAAAAGCAGGCTACGCCGCCTCAAGCTGCACCCTCTCAGGCTCCTGCCCCTGTAGCCGCCGGCTCCCAAGCAGCAGCCCAGTCGCAACGTAGCCAATGGCTTGGCCCGATCGCCGGTCTGGCAGCGGGCTTGGGGCTTGCTGCCCTTGCATCGCATTTTGGCTTTGGTGAAGAGCTTGCAAACTTCATGATGATTGCGCTCTTGGTGATGGCAGTTTTATTCATTATTCGCATGGTGATGGCAAGACAACAGGCGGCTAACCAAGGCGGCTAACCAAGCTTCATCAGCCTCAGCACAACCTGATTGGGCGGTCGCGGGCTCGCAGCAGGGCTATGGTCAGGACGCAAGACATCAAGAAATGGTAGACCAACAATATAGGAGATAAGATGGGCGAGGAAATTAAAAATGTCAATGCAAAAATTGACGAAGCTGAAGCAGCAGTTAAAAAATATGCCAGCAAAGATACTGTAATTAGTATTGGTGGTTATGAATTTACACCAGCCAAACTTATGGTTGCTGCTACATTATTATCAAGCGCATTAGGTGGTTTATATGGTGTGTTTGAGGTATATAAAGATTATATGGGTATGAAGAAAAAGATTGCTGAATATGTTAGCCCAGACTTTACTGAGTTTGATAAACGATTAGCAGTGATTGAAGAAAACATTGCTAAAACAAGTAAAGCTGTACAAGAGGGTAGTGATAAAACAGCAGAATACACACGAGATATTAAGAATGACTTAAAGAGTGATATCCGTCGATTAGAAAAGGTTGTTGAGAATGTAGAAAGTTATAACAAACAACAACAAAGAGAAATTGATAAAACTGTTACTGAAGTAAGAACAGAGGTTCGTGCTATTCAAAAATCTGCTGATGCTAGTATGAATAGTGCTACAAAAGAAATGAACCGTATGGCTGCTGAAAATACCAAAGCAATTGCTACTAATAATAAGGAAATTGATAGTAGAATGAAAGCATTAGATAGAAAGATTAATGAGGATTTGAAAAAAGCATTGGATAATCCATTAGCCAACAAATAAATAGGAATAGTATGAAATATTTTATTTTATTAGTTACTTCATTATTAGTTAGTTGCGATAGTCATTATCGTTATCCATGCCAAGATCCTACAAATTGGGAAACACCAAGATGTAAGAAACCAATATGTGATATCAGTAAAGATTGTCCTGAACATATATTTAAAGAAGATGTTAAAAAGGAGTGTAAGTAATGCAGGATCAAATTGATAAATTATTACAAAAAAATGATGAACCAAAAAGGAGTGTAAAGGGTGAAAGATATACAGAAAATGAACTCATGGTACGGCTTAAGTTCATTATTGGGTGTTGCTTGGCCTTCACTCTTATTGGGATTGTGTTTACAGTTCTTTACAGTATTATGTTTGTCACTCAGCCTCTTAATGCTATTTCGCCAATAGATCAAAAGTTCTTTGAGTTAATTATTCCTGTAGCAACATTTTTATGTGGAACACTAAGTGGTATTATGTTAGCTGGTACTGGTAAAGAAGCAGCAATGGCTGGGGCTGCTGCTCAACGACAAGCTGATAAAGATGCTAAAGACAAGAGTGAAGGTAAATAGATAAATATTTACATGAGAGCAAGTGAATTTTTAACAGAAAGAAAAAAATCAAAACGCAGGGCAAGAAAGCTTAATAAGTATTTCTTCCCTGGTTATGCTTATTATGGTGTAGGATCTAGTGATTCAGGTGACGCCGGTGGAGATGGTGGTGGCGAAAGTATGTATGAATCACCTGAGCTTGAACTAGCAAAACGATTACCAAGTTTAGCTAAACACAACTATAACACGATTGATAAGCTTATGAGACAAATAAGCAAACGCCATAAAATAACTGGTAAAGCATTACATGACTTGTTTGTTAAAAAATATAAAGCAACACCAGACAGTTGGATTAAGAATAAACTTGATGAATCAACAGTTTATTGTGACTTGAAAGATGAAGTTGAAAAGTTTGCTAAATGGTCTGCTAAGATTCTTAAACTAAGTGAAGTACCAAAAATAGAATTAAGTATGGATACCGAAGAAGCACAACATGGACATCATACAGGTAAACATACACACGGAGAGAATAGTGTTTGGGTATATGCTAAGAATCGTAATCTTGTTGATATATTACGCACAGTATTCCATGAATTGGTACATGTAAAACAAGGTGAAGATAATAGAATTAAACCAGGATCAAGTTATCCAGGAAGTCCTATTGAAGCTGAAGCAGATATGATGGCTGGAAAATATATTAAGATATATGGCGAAAAAAATCATCATATATTCCAATAATCACTTACTTAATTCATCAAACGTTTTAACAATACTTAATACTGTCGGGTCATGATCTTTATGATATGGATTTGGTAGTGCTTGCCATTCATTCTCATCTACATCACATGTAATTAATAATTCATATTTGTGACCATCACTAGTATATAATTCAATAGTTTCTAGACCAACAACTGATTTACTTGTTTTTATTAGTGCCTCACCAAGTTGTTTTAGTGCGTCACGTTCACCAATAATATAAGCACGACCATTTGGTTGGTCATGATTCTGCATATGTAATCTACTTTTCTTTAGCATTCCATTAGTGTCTTTGTAAAATCTAATAATAATTTGTGGTGATAAAATTCATGCCACTTTAGTTTCATTTTATCATTAGTATACCAAGATTTCATGCTTTCTGGGTGACAACCTATCAATCCTATACGATTTTGTATTACTGCCATAGGATCACTATTTTTATAACGTGCTACTGGGTAATAATACTTGTCACTACCTAAAAAGGTACACCCATCATAAAAAAACATATCAACTTGTTCAGCATACCAATATACTGGAACAGTTGTTGCGAATGAACGCTTTATTCCTGATCTTGGTCGTTTGATGTATTGTACAACATCAAATCCCTCAACAATATCAAAGTAATGACTTCCTGCCCAATAAGCACCCATACAAATGCCTAAGTAATGTACTCCACGTGCTATTGCGTCTTGTACATAATACTTGTTGTCTCCAATGTATTTGTGAAAGGTTTCGCTATCACCAATACCACCTGGAAATGCTATAATATCAGCACTTTTAAATATCCTACCATTAAAATCTTCTTTACCAAAAAATTCAATATCAAAACTACTATATAGTGCTTCATACATACCAACACTACATTGGGCACTACATTCTGGATGATTCAGAAACAATGCCATTCTTGGTAGTGCTTTTTTACGTGCCATTTATAATAGTTCTTTCAATTTAAATTTCTTGTGTTTTTTCACTGTAACATATTCAGCATTGTTTTTGTAGCCTAGTTTACCCACACCCCAAATAATTGGTTGGTCGTGAAAACTTATCGCTTTGTCTAATATCACATCCAAATATCTATTATTACCTGTTCCAATCGTTACAAATGTTATATATTCTTTTGGTTTACTTTTGAATACACGATAGTTAGCAACTAATCCACAAAACTCAACCTCTCCTGGTTTACGGATTTCTGTACAAACTGGAATAAAGTTCTTACTGTGCCAATGCCCATGAGTTAGTAATTCATCAATCTCATTACCCTCATATATACTATTTACCGCACCTGCTAATTTTGCCTCATGATGATATACCCAACGACTATAACTACCTTGACAATGTTTTAATGTTGCTTCCCAAAATTTTGTAGGATTATGTGCTTTCTGATAAGCAATAGCCCATATCAATCTTCCTAAGTTAATAGCGTGGGCACGACACAATCCAAAATTACTGAGTTCAGTTAATGCGTAAAAGATTTCTTCCTTGTTCTCATGGTTGCCAATCAAGTCCATAAACTCAAAGATTTTTTCTTCATTACGTTTGGCAAAGGCACGACGCCACATGTCAGCTTCATAATGATTACAATCTAATAACTTACTAATCAACATAATAGCATCATCTTCAAATACAATGGTATTGTCAAACGTGTCTTTGCTCCAATCACGGAAAAAACTTGCTTTGCGACGACCTTGTGTAGCGACTGGTCTAATCAATGCTGTGGCTAATACACAATCTTCACGCTTGGTTGGTTTGATTGCTTTGAATAACCTACGCATTGCTGGACTCTCGGCTTGTGTCACGCCCAATACATTTCCTGTACGCAATAACTCTATTGTCTTTGCGTCATATTCGGGATAGTCTAATAAGTTCATATTGGGTTCAATTTCGTAAAGTTGGCTTAATCCACGATTAGCGAGAATATCAATTTTAAAATGTTCTAAATCTTCAATTTCATATTTGTCCAGTAATATTTGATTTTCATTATTGATTAAGCTTTTGGGCACACTTCTATCAAAGATAAGAATACCACCGCAATGTTTACTGATACAACGTTTTTTACCTAATAATTTTTTGACCAATCGTTTTGCTTCATCGGCAAATTGTGGGACAACTTTATCTAAGTCAATGTTTCTTGGAAGTTTGCCTGTTGCTCCATATCGTTTTGCTGCCTCACGAATAGCAGATTTTTCCTTATAGGTTACATAGTTACTCACACGTGCTGATTGATTGGGCCAGTGTTTGTAGATGCGATTCATTACAGTTTCTTGTTGATAGTGCGGAAAATCCAAATCAATATCAGGTAAGTCATCACGTTTTGGGTTCATAAATCGTGCTAATGGGATATTTTCTTTGATTGGGTCAACATCACTAATGCCCAATAACCAACATAATAAACTACTACCTGCGCTACCACGAGTCATATGTGGTATATCTTTGGTCAAATTAAGTATTTCAACTACCCGTAAAAAGTGTTTTGCGAATCCTAATTTTGCTATAATCTCAAGTTCTTCTTCTAAACGTTTTTCGTATTCAGTATTGTCTGGTAATTTTCTAATAAATTTACTAATTAAAATTTCTAATTCTTTATATCTACTTTCCATATGTGTGCCTATTTAATGTGCCATAAGTGAAATATTTATTGGATAAATTTACCATAAGCAAAAAAGATTACGCAAAATGTTTGACTTATTACACAAATCATTATATACTAATTAAACTATAGGAGAAATTATGTCACGTACCTTTACCGGCGAAGCAAAAACCAAACTTACACAGCTTATTAACGAAGGTTGTGCTGTTATGCATGAAATTGAAACACTACAGGGTGGATTAACAGACACAATCAAAGCAGTAGCCGAAGAACTTGAAGTAAAACCTAGTGTGTTGAAAAAAGCTATTCGTGTGGCACATAAAGCTAATTTAGGCGCAGCAAATAAAGAACACGAAGAACTTAATGAAATTTTAGAAACTGTAGGTCGGGTACTTTAATGTCATATATTGACGCAATACACGATAGAGATAGTGATAAAATCTTTGTCGTAGAACGCACTACAGAAGGAATTCGAACTTATAAAGAGTATCCTACAAATTACACTTTTTACTATGCCGATCCTAAAGGTAAATATCGTAGCATATATGGAGATAGCGTACAAAAATTTAGTACACGTAAACGTAGTGAATTTGAAAAAGAACGCCGTATTCACAGTAATAAAAAACTATTTGAAAGCGATATTAACGTAGTATTTCGTTGTCTTAGTGAAAACTATCTTAAAGCGGAACCTCCTAAACTTCATACCTGCTTCTTTGACATTGAGGTAAATTTCGATCCTGAAAAAGGTTTCAGCCCAACTAGTGATCCATTCAATCCAGTCACTGCGATTAGTATGTACTTGTATTGGTTAGATCAACTTATCACACTGTGTATTCCTCCCAAACATATGAGTCAGGAAACAGCAAATGATTTGACAAAAGATATACCTAATCTGTTACTATTCAATAATGAGATTGAAATGTTTGAAACATTCTTTCAACTTATTGAAGATGCTGATGTACTAACTGGTTGGAATAGTGAAGGATACGATATTCCATATATGGTTAATCGTGTGACACGTATTATGAGTAAGGATGACACACGTAAGTTTTGTTTGTTAGGACAGATTCCTAAGCCTAGAGTATATGAACGATTTGGTAAAGAAGAAACAACCTTTGACTTAGTTGGTCGTATACATATGGACTACTTACAATTGTATAAAAAGTATAACTATGAAAGCCGTCATAGCTATAGCCTTGATGCGATTGGTGAAATGGAAATAGGAGAAAACAAAACACAGTATGAAGGTACTCTTGATCAATTATATAACAAAGACTTTGTAAAGTTTTTAGAGTATAATCGTCAGGATACGATGTTGCTTGTTAAGATTCACAACAAGCTTAAGTTCCTAGATTTGGCAAACGCACTGGCACATGAAAATACAGTGTTGTTGCCAACAGTCATGGGCAGTGTTGCTATGATTGAAATGGCAGTAATGAATGAAGCACATGAACGTGGTATGGTAGTACCTGATAAAAAAAGAAAGGAACATAATGATGAACAGCAAGCGGCAGGTGCCTTTGTTGCTACGCCCAAAAGGGGTATACACGAATATGTCGGAGCAGTTGACATCAACAGTCTTTACCCGTCAGCGATCCGCGCTCTTAACATGGCGCCAGAAACCATTGTTGGACAAGTCAGACAAACTCTCACAGACCAATACATGAGAGAAAAGGGTAATAAACTTGCCCGTGAAAAGAAATATTACAAAGAAGGGGATGATGATGTTACTGGCGCTATACTATGGGAAGGATTGTTTGGTAGTTTAGAATATACTGCTGTGATAAATCGTGAGCGTGGTACTATGCTTACACTTGACTATGAAGATGGTCGTAGTATAGAAATGAGTGCTGCTGAGATATGGAAACTAATCTTTGACAGTCATAACCCATACATACTAAGTGCTAATGGTACTATATTTCGTTATGATATGGAAGGTGTTATTCCAGGTTTATTGTCACGTTGGTATAGTGATCGTAAGGTAATGCAGAAAAAACTAAAAGAATCAACCACACATGAAGACCGTGAGTATTGGGACAAACGACAACTTGTACGCAAGATTTTGCTTAACAGTGCTTATGGCGCACTATTAAATGAACATTGTCGTTTTTATGACAAACGTATTGGTCAAAGCGTTACACTAAGTGGTCGTCAAATTGTTAAACATATGATGAGCCATATCAATCAAACTATCACTGGTGAATATAATCACGAGGGTCAAGCGATTGTATATGGTGATACAGATAGTTGTTACTTCAGTGCGTATCCTATTCTTAAGCCACAGATTGATGTTGGCGAACTTGAATGGAATAAAGACTTATGTATACAATTATATGACAATATTGCTGAACAAGCTAACGATAGCTTTCCTAGTTTCATGGAGAGTGCTTTTCACACTACAAGAAAACATGGTGAAATTATTAAAGCTGGTCGTGAATTAATTGGTGATCGCAGCATCTTTATCACAAAGAAGCGTTATGCTATTAATATCTATGACAAAGAGGGTAAGCGTAAAGACACAAAAGGTAAGTCTGGTGATATCAAAGCAATGGGTCTTGACTTGAAACGTGCTGATACTCCTAAGTTTATTCAGCAATTCTTAATGAACATTTTAGAGTTAGTACTTGCTGGTAAACAAAAAGATGATATCATAGAAATTATTAAAGACTTTAAGCGTAAACTTAGCGAACAAGATAGTTGGACTAAAGGTAGCCCCAAAAGTGTTAATAAACTAACGTATTATGGTGACTTAGAAAAAAACAGTAAAACTGGTAAAGCAAACATGCCAGGACATGTTCGTGCCGCATTAAACTATAACTATCTACGTAAAGCAAACAGTGACAACTACAGCATGAAAATCGTTGATGGAATGAAAGTTATTGTATGTAAACTGCGTAGTAATCCACTTAACTATACAAGTATTGCGTATCCAACTGATGAGTTAAGATTACCAAAATGGTTTTGTGAATTACCATTTGATGATGCTGAAATGGAACGCACATTAGTTGATGAAAAGATTGAAAACTTACTTGGTGTATTGAAGTGGGACTTACGTAGCAATACTGACACTAGTTCTACGTTTGACGAATTATTTGATTTTGGTTAAATTGCTGTTGACTTCAGTAATAAATTCCATTATAATACACAATGTTATTACCTAAATATACACATACAAAAGGAATATTATGAAAGATTATTTATTAGATTTAGTTCAACATACACATGGATTGGGCGTGATTGAACTTGTAAAAGTTATTGGTACTAAAAAATCCACTGAAATTCTTGCTAAAGCAGAAGATAAGTCAGTGATTGTGTTTGGTACTTTTAATACTGTTATCCCAGATTTTGATGGGGTATTTGGTATGCCCAATCTAATCAAACTAAAGACTATTCTTAGTTTCGATGACTATGATGATAAAGCTGTTATAAAAGTATTGCGTAATGATGAAAATGAACCTCAAGCAATTTATTTTGAAACAGGGAATAAAGACTTCGCTAACACGTATCGTTTAATGAAAAAAATCATTGTAGAAGAAAAAGTGGGTGGTGTAAGTTTTAAAGGAACGACTTGGGATGTTGAATTTGAGCCAACTATTGCTAGTATTATGCGATTAAAGAAACAAGCGAGTGCTAACAACGATGAACTTACTTTTACAACTAAGACAGAAAATAATGACTTAAAATTTTACTTTGCAGATCATAGTACACATAATGGTAACTTTGTTTTCCAATCAGGGATTAAAGGATCATTAACAAAAGCATGGCGTTGGCCCGTAAAAGTTTTTGTAAATATTTTAGATTTGCCAGGTGACAAAGTATTGCGTTTTAGTGACAAAGGTGCTGCTGAAATTACTGTAGCAAGTGGATTATCAACATATCGTTATATCTTTCCAGCACAAGCAAAATGATAAAGTATATCGCAGGCGGACAATATATCAATGTCATGGGCGGTAGCACTAGTTACCCTTACATCAACATGAGTAATCCTAGCACAGGTATGCTTCGTTATAATGGAAACAATCAGAACTTTGAAGTATATGATGGTAATAGTTGGATGATTCTACCTGGTAATTCAAGCAGTGTTGATTTGAATAATGATGCTAAAGAATTACTTGAATGGACTAGGGCAAAACGAGCAGAAGAAAATTATTACAAACAAAAATACAAAGACAATCCTGCTATACAAGACTTGGTTAAACAACGTGAAGATATTGATAGCAAGATTAGTATGATAACAACTATACTACGTGAAGAAGTAAAAGTCTAATGGAACAAATTGATTTAAGTAGTCAACAAAATCCTGATTGGGCATTGTTCTTACCTGCTATTAGTAGTTTTTATATTAGTGGATTGGGCAAGCAGCGTGAAGGTGAGCAATACTTTGATACTAACAGAATACCGGCAGGATTTAATAATGATGTTGAATGTCTTAATTTCTTAAACAGTAAACAAGGATTGTTTACATACAAATGGGGACTATATAGTGCTGGTCATGCCAATCTTGATACTAGTGTTATTGATAACGCTGAGAGTATTGTAAGAAAACGTGAGAAAGGTACTTTCTTATTAGGTGATAGTGGTGGTTTTCAAATTATGAAAGGTCAATGGCCTGCTGATTGGAAAGACCCCAACTGTCCTAAAGCAATGAAACAACGACAAAAGGTATTAAAATGGATGGATACATACATGGATTATGGTATGTGTTTAGATGTTCCTAGTCAAACATTACGTAATAAACATTTGTTGGATAAGCATGGTATATCAACTATTGAAGAAGCTGTACGGGCTACACATATCAATAATGAATATTTCATAAACAATCGTAGTGGAGATTGTAAATTTCTCAACGTACTACAAGGGTTGACACATAAACAATCCGATGATTGGTATGATGAAATGAAGGTGTATTGTGACCCAAAAGTCTATCCTGAAAATCATTTCAATGGATGGGCATTCGGGGGACAGACGAAAATAGATATACATCTTACATTAAAGCGTATGGTAAATATTATTCACGATGGTCTGCTGGTAGAAGGTAAACACGATCTTATACATTGTTTGGGTACTAGTATATTAGAATATGCGGTATTGTTTAGTGATATTCAACGAGCCATTCGTAAATATCATAACCCAAAATTAGTCATTACATTTGATTGTGCTAGCCCGTTCTTTAGTGCTGCTAAAGGCCTTGCTTATTTCAATACAAATATTGAACATAATAAAAAATGGTCATATAGTATGGAAAAAACTGCTGAAAAGAAAAGCTATGCTAATGATAGTCGTAAATTTCGGAATGCTGTAATACAAGATGGTATCCATAAATTATTTACAGACAGTCCTGTTACTGATAGAATGCTAGTTCGTGATTTGTGTTACAGAGGTGTAGGATTCATAGGACAACATGGTAAAGAAACAAAAACAAGTTGGGATACATTAAGCTATACACTCTTACAAGCACATAATGTATACCAACACATTGTAGCAGTACAAGAAGCAAATCGTAGATATGAAAAAGGTGTTGTTCCTGCTATGATTATGAATGATACTTTTGAACGTGTTGTTTTTAGTGAAGTTGTTGATGAAATTTTTAGTTTAAAAGACAGACAGAAAAGTTTAGCATTGATTGATAAGTATGATAGATTTTGGATGCAAATGAAATCAGGTAGTCAAGGATTTAGTGGTAAAAAAACTGTAAATGCTATGACTATGTTTGATGAATTATTTGAATTACAAGAATCTTTACCTGAAGCAAATGATGAAATTTTAGATAGTGATGAGGAAATGTCAATAGTTCTAGGAGAATAATTATGGACTACCGTGATCAAATTCGTAGATTAACAGAAACACATCGTGTTATAGATGACCAAGTTAAACATTTAGAAATGATAGGGGCTGATCAAGCTAGAATAAATGAACTTAAAAAACGAAAACTAATGTTTAAGGATGAACTAGCTAAACTACATAGATTACAATGGGAAGAAACTCATGAACGAACAGGATATAATGATGAAAGATAATTTTGATAGAACAATGGTAGACCAACGAATAGAAGCATTACGTGATACACGTAACCGTATACTACAATCTGCTAAACGTATGATTTATATTAATTTTCAAAAAGAAGGTATTCATAAATACCCAGCAGCACTGGAAGATCCAAATCTTAAAACAGGAGATGAATACGATGTTTCGTTTTTGGGCTACCCGCATCGTCATATTTTTCATATCAATGTTAGTATTGAAGTATTTCATAACGACCGCGACATTGAATTCATACAATTCAAACGGTTTTGTGAGCGTCTCCTCAGTGAGGGGGTAGTTCAACTTAACTATAAATCTTGCGAAATGATTAGCGATGACCTATATCAGCAAATCGCTAGTCGTTATCCAGAGCGTGATATCCATATCACTGTAAGTGAAGACAATGAAAATGGATGCACGATTTATTATAACACAACTAAACCATATCAATCAATTAAAATTTAAGGAAATATCATGGCAAAACCACAAGTAAAAAACAACAACTTCACCAACCAAATTTTTACTGATCTAGAGAAATATCTAGAGTTTTGTAAGGACTATGGGTACTACTTTGATGAACGTGACCTATATAAAGAACGTAGTAATGCTTGGAGACAATACACTAAACATGTGGCTGGTAAACCTGTAAAAAATATGTGGGAACAAGATGGAGCCAAGTAGGACTGAAAGACCTTGGGGGTTTTATGATGTACATTTTACACATTTACCTAAGGTTAAACTAAAAACACTTACAGTAATGCCAGGCAAAAAACTTAGTATGCAAAAGCATGAAAGTCGTGCTGAGTATTGGTTTGTTGCCGAAGGTGTTGCTAGTATCTATACAATAGACGATAATACACAAGAAAAGATATTGTTTGCTCATTATCCCGAACATCAACAAGCGTGGATCGCACGTAATGTTTGGCATCAATTATGTAATGAACAAGAAGTACCTTTAGTAATTATTGAAGTACAATATGGCGATCTTTGTGTAGAAGAGGACATTGAAAGACGTGATGCGTAAACTTTATTATATGGGGCTAGAGCCCTACAAAGCACGTTATACTCTACAGTTACAAGAGTGGAATCGTAGAGTATTTGAACAACGTAGCATTGATTATTTTATTGTTCCAGGTGATACACTTAGTAATGATAAAGCTATTGTAACTGGGCAAGTATTAGATGCTCATGGAAGAACATATTTTGGTATGAGTCAATTAATGAACCTAATTCGTTATATGAAATTAGGTGAGTTGAATAGTGAGGACATTATCTATTTTGAAGATATGTTTCAACCTGGTATCGAAAGTCTTCCATACATACTAAATCAAATTGATGAACAACATCGTCCCAAAATCTTTGTACGTTGTTTAGCACAAAGTATTGACCCAGATGACTTTGTACACGTATGGGGTATGGGAAAATGGATGGGTCATTATGAAAAAATGGTTGATAGTTTTGTAGATGGTGTATTGGCTAGCAATGAAGAAATGGTAGCACATATGCGTATTGCTGGTTGGACTAGCAAAATCTATAATATAAGCGGACTAGCTTATGGAAAGAAAGAAGTTCTAAGTAGAGTAAATAGTATTACGCCTTTTGACAAAAGGAGTATGCGTGTAGTTTTCTCAGCGAGATGGGATCAGGAAAAACAACCTGACTTTTACATGGACCTGATTGAAGCTTGGCAAAACAACGAAGGACTTCCAAAAGTAGAATTCGCAGTATGTAGTGGGAGTAAGCTAAGATCAAACAATCAAAGTTATATGGAGCGCACATACAAGTTAGTAAATGAAGGTAAGTTAAAGTTATACGAAGATTTAGAAAAGAATGACTATTATAACATTGTTAACGATAGTCGGGTAGTGTTTAATTGTGCGTTACAAGATTGGGTTAGTAATACAGTCAGTGAAGCGGATACACTAGGGTGTAATGTTTTGTACCCTGCTTATCGTAGTTTTCCTGAAACCTTCGCAAATGACCATGAACGTATGTATGTTCCATGGTCGCTAGATGATGTTATGTCAAAATTATTGCCTTTGCTAAGAATGGCACATAAAAACATTGGTAAAATCAGCGATTATACAGATAAAACTATTGATAGAATATGTGATATATTAGAAGGTAATGGTGAGCATATGCTACGAAATACTGTTGATTACAGAAAATATAATAGAGAGGCAAAGTACTAATGAGAGTAGAGGATGAAATTAAACTTGACTTTCGTGACGTACTAATCCGTCCAAAACGTAGCACATTAAGCAGTCGTAAAGAAGTTGATTTAGTTAAGTTTTACAAGTTTAAACATAGTCGTTATGAATACGAAGGTGTTCCTATTATGGCTGCTAACATGGATGGTGTTGGCACTATTAATATGACATTAGCATTAGCTCAACATAGGTTATTCACTTGTTTAGTTAAATCATACAACAACAATATTGATAATTTTAATAATTTTAAAATAGCTAAAAATAACTATGCGGTAAGTACAGGTACAAGTGATACTGATTTTCGTAACTTGAATACCATTATTACAGGCATAGGAGCACAATTTATATGTATTGACGTTGCCAATGGGTATAGTGAGCAATTTGGTGACTTTGTTGAAAGTGTAAGAGCACGTTGGCCAGATAAAACTATCATAGCAGGGAATGTTGTTACAGCAGACATGACACAGGAGTTAATTTTACGTGGAGCCGATATTGTTAAAGTTGGCATTGGTCCTGGCTGTTTTGCTTCGGGCCAAAAAGTTAAAACCGATAAAGGCTATAAAAATATCGAAGATATTAAACAAGGTGAAAAAGTTTTAACACATACTGGTTCTTACAAAACTGTGACAAACACATTTAAATTTGATGATAAAAAATCGATAGTAGATGTAAATGGAATCAAAGCAACTCCCAATCACAAGTTTTATGTTTTACATAAAAAATATCGAGACATTGTAACAGATGATAATATTAATAAGTATGCAGAATGGGTTGAAGCAAAAGACTTAACAAAGGATTATTTACTTTTAAAGCATAAATAACATTATAAAAGTTGCTATAGGAGTAGGATATAAAATCTAAAATGTTTAAAAATTCTGTGGAAATTGTAAGATATGAAAAAGTAGGCAGAAATAACTTTGCTTACTTTAAAAATGGGGGAAAAATTTCTTCAGGTGATTTAGGCAGAATTGAAATCGAATGTGATAAATGCAAGTCGTTAAAACAGGTTGGTTTTAGATCAGCGTTATTAAAAAAGAAACATGTGTGCCAAAGTTGCAACAAAATAGGCAAAAGTAATCCCTTTTATGGAAAAACTCATACACAAGAAACTATAAAGCGTCATTCTAAATATATGAAGGGTCGATTTGTTGGCGACTGTAATCCATTTTACAGTAAGTCTCATACAGAAGAAACTAAAGAAATACTTCGTCAAAAATGCGCTCATTATGGTGAGGATAACGGATTTTATGGAAAAACTCATACTGATGAGTTTAAAAAGAAACATTCCGAATTTATGAAAACTATAGGAAAACGTCCTATAGAATATTACTCATTGATGGGCATAAAATCTGTTAATAGCAAGCCCAAAAAAACTAAAATAGAAAAAGCAACGGAACAAAAGTTACAAGAATCGGGTGTTAATTTTAAGTACAACTTCATTTTACAAAATAAAGCACAGTATGATTTTTTAATAAACGACAACATTGTATTAGAAGTTCATGGAGACTTTTGGCACGGAAATCCCGAAGTGTATAGCACATTAACAGAACGACAAGAATATAAAAAGCAACGAGATTTTGAAAAACAAAAATTAGCAGAAGATAACGGATACAAATATCTCGTTATATGGGAATCACAAATTAAAAAAAATGACTGGAGTATTTTAGATGAAATTCGAATTAGTTGAAATAGATACACTTGAAATTGAATCATATGACGGATACACATACGATCTTGAAGTAGAAGAAGATCATTCATATAACATAGATGGTGTGGTTGTTCATAACAGCGTGTGTACCACAAGACTCGTCACAGGCGTTGGTTACCCGCAACTTTCTGCCATCATTGAATGTGCTGATGCTGCTCATGGTTTGGGTGGACATATTATTGCTGATGGTGGTTGTACCTGTCCTGGTGATGTTGCTAAAGCATTCGGAGCTGGCGCAGATTTTGTAATGTTAGGTGGTATGTTTGCTGGACATGACGAAGGTGGTGGTACAGTAGAAAATGGACGAGTTACTTTTTATGGTATGAGTAGTGAAACTGCTATGAATAAAAACCATGGTGGTGTTGCCGAGTATCGCAGTAGTGAAGGACGTACAGTAGATATACCATATCGTGGTCCTGTTAAAAATACTGTGTTAGATATATTAGGTGGATTACGTAGCACTTGTACATATGTTGGAGCAAGTAACTTAAAACAGTTGCCCAAATGTACAACATTTATAAGAGTAAATAGACAAGTAAATGATATTTTCTTAAGGAGCTAATCATGCCACGTAAAAAAGTTGAAGAAATCAAACCAGTAGAACAATTTGAAGTTAATTGGGATAAAATAAAAGAACAAGTTAAAGAAGCACAAGAAATGGTAGATAAAGGTTTGGTTAAACCTGCCAAAAAACAAGCAACTAAAGAAGTCAAAAAACCAGCAGCTAAAAAAGCAGCAACTAAAGAAGCAGCTAAACCTGCAACTAAAAAGTCTAAGCTAGCAAAATAGTATAAATACATATGTTAGAATATGATAGATTCTAACTCTTTAAATCTCTATATAAGGAGTGAGGAACTTATATGTCACAATATTATGTATATGCGTATTTAAATCCTTTAGAAATAGGAAAGTTTGAATCAAGAATTTTTTGCTTTTTGGCAAAACCATTTTGGTTTAGTATAGAGCACAACTAAACCCACATTTTTAAATCATAAACAAATTTGAGTAAGGAGAAACAATTTGAGCTTTGATAAAACTAAAGTAGATCCTATATTAGGAAAAAAAGTAAGAGAATATTTAATTAAAATGGGAGTTGAAACTCCTATTAATAATGAAGCACTTGCTGTAGAAAATAAGAAAAAAATTGATATTCTTGAAGATGCTTTTACAACTATATGGAAAACAGTAGGTATGGATTTAAATGATGATAGCCTACAAGAAACACCAAATAGAATGGCCAAAATGTATATAAATGAGATATATTTTGGTCTTAAAGAAGAAAACTTTCCAAAGTGTACAACTGTAAATAATAAAATGAAGTACAACGAAATGGTGGTGGAAAGAAATGTCTCAGTTCAAAGCAATTGTGAACATCATGGTGTTATTATTGACGGTCTTGCTACTGTTGCATATGTACCTAAGGATAGAGTTTTGGGTCTTAGCAAAATCAATAGAATTGTGGAATATTTTAGTAAGCGTCCTCAAATTCAAGAACGGTTGACTGAACAAATCTTTCACACACTACAATATATTTTAGATACTGAAGATGTTGCTGTTATGATTGATGCTCAACACTATTGCGTAAAAAGTCGTGGTGTAGAAGATACAGGTAGTTCAACTGTAACAAGTCGTTTGGGTGGCGGTTTCAAATCTGATATAGCAGTACGTAATGAGTTTTATAGTATTGCTAGATCAGGATGTAAATAATGGACTATGGGAAAACTCCTGATACAATGGGCTATAGAAAACCTGATTTAGTTACTGCTGAAGTAAATATCTATTCAGCAATTATAGAAGCAAATAGTCGTTTCAACGATGGATTCACACAGTTTGAAATTAAAAAAGACTTATACAGACTAAAGTGGATAATGGACGACTATTTTGCTAAAGCTCCTAAATTTACTGGCGAAGATGAATGGGTAGATAAAATGATGCAGAAACGTGTTATTGAGATACTAAAACGATGAATAGTGACGAAATCCTAAAAAGGATGACCGAGTTAATGGGGCCTATTGACAAACAAATCATGATGTGCGATGATAACAAAGAATTACTCATGTTTGCTTGTGCTATGTTACAGCGTGTTACTGAAATCTTTGACCAAGAACTCGGTGTAGATGGTCGCAAAAGAATGCTTGGGGATTTAATTAAATAAGTATAGTGGTCTTAGACATTCATCCCACTTTAAATATTCTGCATGTCATCAAACTTACTCAGCTTAAGGAGGCAAGAGGTGGCAAAATATATTAGTACAAAAACATATAGACAAATTGGTCCAGTAGCATACCGTCAATGGCGTGCTGACAGTCATTGCAATCTTATACATGGTTACGCATTGAGTTTTCACTTTGAATTTGAATGTGATACACTTGATGCCCGTAATTGGTGTATGGATTTCGGTGGACTTAAAGACTTAAAATACAAACTAGAAGAATGGTTCGATCATACACTACTAGTAGCAACTGATGATCCACAACGTGAAGAATTATTGCGTTTAGGAAAGATTGGACTAGCAAAAATCACAGAAGTAGAAAAAACAGGGTGCGAAGGTATTGCTGATTTTCTCTACGAATATGTGAACACGATTTACTTACCAGCTTTTGGCAGTGGTGAAGCAGAGCGTATATGGTGTAGTAAAGTAGAAGTCCGTGAAACAGATAGTAACATGGCAATGCGTGTTGGTCATCGTACAGATTATGAATATAATTAAGGATACAAATGAAAGTTGGAGTTATTGGGGCGGGTATTGCTGGTCTAACAGCAGCATACTATAGTGCCAAAGTTGGTCATGAAGTTTCAGTATACGAATATGAACCACACCCAGCAATGCGTTGTAGCTATGCTAATGGTGGACAAATTAGTGTAAGTAATAGCGAAGTATGGAACACTTGGAATAATATCGTAAAGGGTATTAAATGGATGTTCAAGAAAGATGCCCCTTTACTTATTCGTCCAAGCTTAGATTTTGATAAAGCATTGTGGTTAGCTAAATTTATCTATCATACAGCAGTAAATGATCATGCTAGAAATACAGCATCAACAATTATAATGGGTATTGAAGCACGAAAGTTATATGATGAAATTTGTACTGAAGAAGGTATAGAGTTTTTTAGAAGTAATTGTGGGATACTACACATTTACAAAAATTACGATTATTTTAGTCAAGCACAAGACATTAAACCATTATACCAAGCAAATGGTTGTGAATGGGATATTATTGAAGATATTGACAAGTTACATGAGATTGAACCAACATTAAAAAATATGAGAGGTTTGATTGGTGGTATTTTCACTAGTAGTGACTTTGTTGGTGATATACATATTTTTTGTACTGAGTTAGCTAATGTATTAAAAACAAAATATAATGTTCAGTTTCACTACAATAGCAAAACACTTAACTATCTGACTAATCCAAATATGTTAGATTACAAATTTGATAGAGTTATTATTAGCGCAGGTGTCAATAGTGTACAATTAGCTAAGAAAATCGGTGATAGACTTCCAATTTATCCAGTAAAAGGATATAGTGTTACTATTAATAGTAATGACTTAAATGGGTACAAAAAATTACCTGAAGTAAGCATATTAGATGATGAGGCAAAAATTGTATGTAGTAATTTAGGTGGACGATTTAGAATAGCTGGCACAGCAGAGTTTGCTGGTGAAAATTATGATATTAGACATGATAGAATACAACCATTATTAAATTGGGCAAGAACAAACTTTCCTGATATTGATACGAGTAATTATAGTAGTTGGGCATGTTTGCGACCAATGACACCAAACATGATGCCCATATACACTAGAAGTAAACATAATAATAAAGTATACTATCATACAGGACATGGGCATTTGGGTTGGACATTGAGTCCTTATACAGCAAAATTATTAGTGAATCAATTATGAATTTACTTTGATAAATATATTAGGGCGAACAGGAGTAGCTACCTTTCTGTGCCAATACACAGATAGCCCACCATTTACTTATTGGGGTATCAATGTTAAAAGAAATATTAATTAAAAAATCACCTTTTCCAAACATAAATTATATAAACAAGTATATTTGTTTTATTGAAAAGTGTAAAATAAAAAAATTTTTTGGCAAAACAGAAAAACACCATATCATACCTAAATCATTCGGTGGGGCAGCAGGTTCAAACTTACTACATATGTCCCCTAGGCACCATTTTATCGCTCACTTGCTATTAGCAAGGGCAACAGGGTCACCTAAAATGATAAAAGCACTTCATAAAATGGTATATTCTAGGACTGGATGTGTGAATAGGAATTATAAAATTACCAGTAGAACTTATGAATATTTAAAATTAGAACATTCAAAGATTGTTAGTGCTTATTCCAAAAATACTGTGGTAGCAAAACATTTATTTACCGAAGAAATTAAAAGAATTCCTAAACAATTATTTTATTATTATAAAGGTATCTTGTATGAAGCAATAGCAAAAGACAGAAAGGATTCCATAAGCACGATAGAACTTAAAAAAATTGCTAGTAAAAAACCAAGAATAGTAAAACAAGGTACAAGAACTAGGAGCGTAGCAGCATCTAAATATTCGTTTATTACACCCAAAGGCTATTGTGAAACAAGCAGAGACTTGTTAAAATTATATAAATCTTTTACAAGAAATACTTTACTATTGCTTAATGATGATTTCATAATAAGTCATAAATTTGCTAGTATTCATATTGATTTTAAAGACTATATAGGTAAAACACTTAAAGAAATAGGATTCACGAGAAAAACAAAATGAGCAAATTAAACTACACAGAACTTTTTTATAGTATACAAGGAGAAGGAAGATATCAAGGAGTACCTAGTATTTTTTTGAGAACATTTGGATGTAACTTCAGATGTAGGAATTTTGGTAGAAATAAAGATGACAGTTCCCACAATCAAGAAGTAATAACTATTATAAAAAATATTGACCACTATACAAAATTTGAAAACCTTCCATTGGTAAGCACAGGTTGTGATAGTTATAGTTCTGTTTATCCTGAATTTAAATCTTTCGTCACCCATTCTAATACCGATAGTATTGTTACTAAAATTCTTGATTTATTGCCTACAGGGTATTGGCAAGATGAGCATTTGGTTATCACAGGTGGTGAACCGTTACTAGGTTGGCAGCGTAGTTATCCTGACTTATTAAGTCATGAGTTTATGAGTGACTTAAATCATATTACTTTTGAAACAAATGGTACACAGAAACTTAGTGATGATTTCTATAAATACCTACAAAGTTGGTTAAGTAATGGTGATCGTGAAATTACTTTTAGTGTGAGTGCTAAGTTACCAAACAGTGGTGAAAGTTGGAGTGACGCAATTAAGCCTGATGTTGTATGTCAATATCAAGAACTTGGTTACGCTTATTTAAAATTAGTAGTAGCAACTGAGGAAGATATTGAAGATGCAGACAAAGCAGACAGAGAATTCAGGACACAAGGATTTGTTGGGCCCACTTATCTTATGCCTGTTGGTGGTGTTAATAGTGTATATAATTTAAATACAAAAAATGTAGCACTAGCAGCCATGAAGCGTGGTTGGCGTTATAGTGCTAGACTTCAATGTGATTTGTTCAAAAACGAATGGGGAACATAATGAGAGAAATAACTATAACAAGAAAACAATACGAAAGAATTAAACAAATTTTTGAAATGTATGATACACTTGACCAAATCAAACTATTAGCTAGTAATGATAATGGAATAGGTCAAACAACAAAACTAGAATTTTTTCCTAAAGCAATTTCATTGGATATCACTGATCACGAAAGTTGGTAATGATTATTGGAAGAAAATTAAAATTTTTATTACTTCCAAGACAGTGTGAATTATCAAAAAAATTATTATGGCTTAAATTTGCCTATAAAGTTACACATATGTATACAGGACCAGGTGATCCTGTTTTCATACACAAATATTACAGTAAACACGAGTTTTTGGTAAATAGATTAAAGGGCAACAGTGAGAACATATAGTAAACGAATTGGCTTCGTCGTAAGCAGTCAAACATTAATACCTCATGGTGGTATTGGTCAGTTCGCTAAAAGTTTTTGTGAACTAATGGATACACATAATGTTAAAGTAGATATTATATGTGACAAAGAACCAAAAGATAGTGAATTTGTAAAATCACTTAATGCTAAGATAATCTATCCAGCAACACCATATCTATACACAAGTCATAGCAATATTTTTATGTATGGTGACACATATTGTTATGAGCGTATGGCAAATTTTCGTAATGCTATTATTAAAGCACTTGAGACAAACTTATATGATAGTTTTATCTGTAACACATATGAATCAATTCAAGTAGCTAGTACTATGGGTCTAGAAGATTGTATCCAAATAATAGGTTATACTCATTTAGAAAGTCAAATTTTTAAGGATACAAAAAATCCGTTCTTGGTCAGTACCAATGACATGATGCGTAAACAACTTGAATCTTATGGATTATGGGTGGGCACACAAAGTAAGTTCAATCAGTTATCTATGAGTAATGGAGCATGGCACCTTCCTATCCCAATTACAGAGCGTGGCTTACTAGAAGAACATCATAAGCCACGAGAAGGTGTATTGTTTATTGGTCGTTGGGAGGAAGGCAAAAATCCTGAATTGTTTATTGATTTAATTGAACAAACTAAGTTACCAGCAAAAGTAATGACCAGTCCAAATGGTGTGAAAAAATTTGAAGATCGCCTTAAAAAGATTGATGTACAATATGATATCCGTGCTAGTATAATTGGACAAGAAAAAGTAGACTTTATTACTAGTAGTAGAGTAGCATTCAATCCAAGTACAGTAGAAAGCTATGGTATGGCTTTTTATGAACAGCATATACAGTTACCCACAGTTGTGTTAGAAAATCAACGCTGGACTCAGAACTTTGATAGTAATCATTTCTATACAGTCAATAAAAAGAATATGGCTGAAGTAGTTAAGGAATTATATGATAGTATGCCAAACAGTAGTGATTACTATAAACTAGGAAATTTAGAAAAACATGTTGCGATTGAAAATAACTTATTTCATAAATGGAATAGTTGTTTTAATGAATTTACCAGTAAACAATCTAATAACAATACTGCTAAAATCTGTAATTTCAACACGGTACAGCTAAGTGATTATATCACAGCACTTAACAGAAATTTAATTTGTATTGATGATATACGAAGTGTATTGACTAATAAACACAAGTTTCGTGTGATTTATACTGATAATGATACATGGTTAACAAAAGATCCTAACTTTGAACCAAACACAACAGAAGAAAATTTATTTGAGGGACTATGAAAAAAATATTGATAACAGGGTGTAGTGGATATATTGGTTCACATTTGTCTAAAATCTTAATGAAAGATTATGTAGTACATGGTATAGACAAGAATGATCCAACAGTAAATTTAAACTGGTTTCACAAAACCAATATCAACCATCCAATCATATTAGATGAAGAATACGATGTAATCGTACACTTAGCAGCATTAGTTAATGTTGGGGAAAGTGAAAAGATTCCCATTATGTACTATATTACTAATACTAACGGTACAATGAATGTTGTCAAAAACATCAAATCAAAACACTTTATTTTTGCTAGTACTGGTGCTGCCGAACTATGCCATAGCCCATATGGAGTAAGTAAGCGTATGGCTGAAGATATTGTTCGTGAATATTGTACAGTACATCGTCCTATTCCATATACAATTTTTAGATTTTACAATGTGATAGGTGTTGATGGCATTAAACCAACCAATCCAGATGGACTATTTTACAAACTATTAGAAGCTACAAGAACAGGCGAGTTTACAATATACGGAAAAGATTACGATACAATTGACGGTACTTGTTTGCGTGATTATGTACATGTACTAGAAATATGTAATGCTATTAAGCTTGCTATAGAAAGACCAAGCAATAGTATTGAATGTTTGGGACATGGCGTAGGATATAGCGTAAAAGAGATTGTAGAACTATTCCAAGATGTTAA